AACTGGCGGGGGGGTCTGACCCGCCATGCACAGGAGCTGGAGCTACTCGGGTGGCACTGTACCCCACAAAAGCTAACCACAGGCTCAACCCGTCTGATGAGACAAACCAGTCTTCGTAGACCATTACCGACACCGATTCTAGCACCGTGAGCGACAGCCCCGTGGATGTTATCTCAGGCGGTAAATCTCTTTCTGCTACTATCTCCAGCTCTCAAAAAATTGAAACTGTGGTTTTTAGTGGTTCGAATGAGTTGGCTATTTCAACAGGGGTTTACTACACGTTCTCGTTTTACGCAAAGAAATCCACTGCTGGAACAGTCAATGCAACAGCAACATTACAGGCTGTCTCTGGTGCGTTGAATTCCCAGAATAACGTCGCTATTGCAATTACAAACACGTGGAAGCGTTATGAAGTGAACTTGTTCATTCCGGCTACGTATTCTGCACCAACGTTGACCGCCACACTGATTGGTGTGGACTCCGGAGTGGTTCTGTTTGATGCGGCTCAGTTGGAGCGGGCATACTCCGCTACCGATTACTTCGATGGGTCCATGTCCATTAACGGTGGCGAATGGAGTGGGACTGCAAACGCCTCGGCAAGTTACATGTTCCCCAACAAGAGCAAGGTCCTGTCTCGGTTGGCAATTGAAATGCCGAGCTTCTTGGTCAGTGGTACCCCGTACCGAGTAGTTAACGCTTCTGGAATTGTCAGTGGGAATATGGGTGAACTAAAGGGGTTTGCGCCATAGAATGACAGCATGGAACTATTAATTGTTGTAATTATTTCGGGCATGGCGTCAGGATTCTGCGCTGAGATTATTTCGTATTTGGTGGAACGCTTTACGTTCCTCAATGAGAAGTTGATTAAGCAACTATTCCTTGCACCATTTGGCGTACTTTTTGCATGGCTTCTTGGTGCTGAGGGCTGGGACATCTTGGTTGCTGGGTTGGCTTCGGCATTCTTCAACCTGCTGGTCATGTACTACATGACGCGCCCAATGACCATCCAGCAACTAACCACTCGACGTTAGGTGTTATATTCGTATCCCATGAATCGAGGGAATATGAATTTACCACCAGAGATATTTGACGCAGGTCTGAGTTCATCTGAGTTCAAGACCATCGTTGCCATGCACCATTTGGCGACCTCTGAGGGGCGTGTAGACGTTTCTAAGGATGAGTTGACCATCCTGACTGGCTTCAGTGCTGAAACTTTGCGACGCGCCTTTAGGGGGCTGGAGAACGCCGGATTATTGGAGACCAAGAGAACCAAGCGCAACTTGGGTAAGTGGTCTCGCAATATCTACACCCTAGTTTCACCATCACACAATTCTGTGGAAACAGGGGTTTTACCATCACACAATTCCGAGGAAATCGACCCCTCACCATCACACATTTTGGTGGAAACAGGTCAAACACCATCACACAATTCTGTGTGGTCAACAGCTAGTAGTAATAGTAGTGATAGTAATAAAGCTATAACTACAGAGGTAAATACTTCGTATTTACTTGGGGACGCGTCCGTCCCCACGAAGGAGGTACTTGTGGAAAAGTGGAGACCACGCGGGGAAGACACAACCGGCGATGAAAGCCTTGGTGCTTTCGGATTGTTTGAGGATGAATTTGCGCAGAAGCAACCTCAGGCGAAAATCGACAAGCGGGATGTTCGAACGCGGTGGAAGCGACCAGAGGAGGATTGGACTCCGGGAGACATTGCTGCGGAATTCTCATACCGGCTTTCGCTTCATTTCCCAATGACCCCCGCCCTCATCAACACCAAAGACATTCGCGGTGCGCTATCACGGTGGCGTAAGCAGTATGGGATTACCCCCCAGATTGAACTTGAAATTATGCGGATGTTTTTTGAGGATTCGAGAAACTACCGAGATGCCGACAAGAAGGCTTCACAGGTTCACTCGTGGTACCTGAACATGTTCAAGACCCACATGCGGAACGCATTCGACAACCTTGGCATTGAGTATGAGACCGCTACGGCGTCAGCCGAAGTTACAGACGTGCTATATGCTTCGGACGGTAGGGAGTTCGAGAACAACATCTCAGGACGCGCTGCGCTCAAGAATTACGAAGAAAGGATTGCCAAGAATGCTTGACATGCGCCAAATTGGTCCTAACAAGGAACACTGGCTGACAAAGATGTCTAACATTCCTACGCGCTACCTGCGCTGGGATTTCGACAACATTCGGGAGAGTCAGGGCAAGCTTCCGGTAGAACTTGAGGATTGGTTCCACGACTTGATGGACGGAAAAGTCATCCTCAACGTAGGCGGTCTTGGCACTACCGGCGTTGGAGTTCTTCTTGAGGGACCTCCCGGTCGAGGCAAAACTACTCACGCGGTAGCATCCCTCATTGAGTTCATCAAGAACTTGCCGGAAGACGGTGACGAGGCTTCCAAGCTTCTGCACATCCCCCGCTCCGCGTATGGTCGCAATATGCGCCCCGTCTACTACCTCACGTTCACTGACCTTTTGTACCGCAAGAAGGCTTTGTTTGATTCAGATGCCGATGACCGCAAGCGTCTTCAAGAAGAGATGGACGGCTTCCATGGTCGCGCCAAAGAAGACACTCTAAACGTTCGTCTGCTAGTTCTTGACGACCTCGGCAAGGAATACGGCTCCGAGTACGATAAGTTTACTTTTGACGACATTTTGCGTACACGGTACGACAAAGGTCTTCCGACTATCTTGACAACTAATGTTTCACGTGAAACATGGAAGGACGCTTATTCGGAAGCGATGGAGTCTTTCGCACATGAAGCCTTCCGACGCGTTAAACTGGATGGAAAGGACTTGCGTAAAAACTGATGAGAGAGGCAGAATCCGTGGCTGATTGGCACTCGCTTCAGTTCTTCTTGTCTGACGACGGAGTCCATGAAGTACAAGCTGATACCGACAACTACAAGAAGTTGCGGTGTGACTGTAGCGTCTACAAGACTGGGCGTCGTTGTGTCCACGTTCGATACGTACGCAACCGTATCGCTGAGAAGAACGGGTCGTATAGCATTACGATTCCAGAAGACCGCAGTGACGCAGAGATTGAAGATGCCAAGAAAAGCGCAGAAGCTTTCCGGCACTTTCTGATTCACAACGCTCGCGTAGAGGTTATCTAATGTTTCGCGGAGATATTTCTAACGAAACTCCGCCACGAATCATCGTCAACATTGACGCTGTTGTCCAGTCCGACATTGACGAAGAGAAGAGAATTATTCGTGGCAATAAACTCACCCGACGAGTCTTGGGTCTTAATAACCCCGCCCTGTCCTTGCTGTGGAACAAGTCCTATCAGTTTGGATTATCGGTAGAACTCGCTGCTTTTGAGAGTGAGTTGTGGAGTCAAGAACACCTCGATAAGTTGATGGCTCGACTTGACAGTCGCGGTGGAAACCCGTTTAATTATGCTGAACTGTACGACAACATTGACGACTTCATTGGCGAGTTGCCTTACCGTGCCAACCTAAAAGGTGTGGTAGACATAGTGGAGCGGGTCGCTCGCTACGGTTCATGGGGTAGTGAACTACAAAACTTATAGCAGTAAAACAAGGGAACTAATATGGCGCACGATAACGAGTACAGGTTACTCAGCAAAATAATTGTTGACCGGAACATCATCCCGGTCCTTGAAGTTGGCATCAAAGACGACTGGATTATCGACGCTGACCTGCGTCGTATCTGGAAGTTTGTCCGCGAGCACTACGCAAAATACCGCGAGGTGCCGACCTACACTGCGGTCAAAGACAACTTCCCAAACTTCACCGCACTAAACGTTGAAGACACTATTGACTACTTGATTGACCAGATGGTGGCGTTCCGCCGTCGTACCCTCGTTAATCAGGGTGTCGCGCAAGCTGTTGCTGACATGCAGATGAACGACTTTGAGAGCGCTCTGTCTGAGATGTCGAAGACGGTCACTGTCGTCAACGAGCAGGGCGTAGTTGGTACCCAGCACGTTGACCTAAGTAAAGACCCAGAGTCTCGGTTTGCTCACTATGAGGCTCTCCAAAACCACGAATTTCTCGGTATCCCTACAGGGTTCTCCGCAATCGACGAAGCTACTTCTGGTCTTCAGGGCGGGCAGTTGATTACAGTCATTGCGCCACCCAAGACCGGTAAGTCACAGATTGCGTTGCAGATGGCAATCAACACTCACGAAATTGGGAAGGTCCCCCTGTTCCAGTCGTTTGAGATGAACAACACTGAGCAGACTCAACGTCACGACGCGATGCGGGCGCACCTTTCTCACAAAGACTTGCGACTCGGCAAACTCAAAGAGGGCGAGGAAAGTCGTTACATGCAGATGTTGGAGCGTATGAAAGACATGCCTCCATTCCACCTCGTTGACGCGGTTAACGGTCTGACCATTGACGCTTTGGTAGCCAAGGCGGACCAACTCAAACCTGACATCCTTTTCATCGACGGTGTCTACCTCATGCTTGACCAAGTCACTGGAGACTCGAACACTCCTCAAGCATTGACCAACATCACGCGTGGTCTCAAGCGGGTTGCCCAGAGCATGGACATCCCCATCGTCATTACTACCCAGACCCTGCTATGGAAGATGCGTAACGGAAAGGTTACCGCAGACTCCATCGGTTACTCTTCGTCCTTCTTCCAAGACTCTGACGTTATCCTTGGTCTTGAGCCAGTAGATGGTGACGAAGAGGTCCGTCTTCTTAAAGTCGTCCAGTCGCGCAACGCCCCGCCTGAGGAGACTTCCATTACTTGGCGTTGGGACTTAGGATGCTTCCATGACGAATCTTTCAAGTATGACTGTCGGTACTGCACACCGTGGGCATCTAATGGTTGATATTGAGGCTGTACTCACTCGCCTTGGGATTGAGTACGACGAGAAGGGCGACGAGGCTCTTGCGCTATGCCCCATGCACAAGGCTCGTACCGGTAAAGAAGACCGCTTTCCATCGTGGTGGATAAACCTTGAGTCTGGTCAGCACATCTGCTTCTCGTGCCAGTACAAGGGCAACGTACTCCAGTTAATTTGTGACGTTGAGGAACTGTACGTCAAAAACTGGGGGGACACTTACGACTACGACTACACCGCTGCAAAACTCTGGCTTGCAGAATTAGGGAACGTCTCTCCGGAGAAATTGATGGAAATCATGTCCGCAATTCCTCGTCGCATTGAAGAAGCCCCGAAACCTTTGGCAATCTCTGAGGCAAACCTTGCTCCGTTCGTAGAGCCACCTGCCGACAAACTTGCCGAGCGCAACCTGTCTTTGGAGTCCGTCCAAGAGTACGGAATCTTGTGGGACAAGACTGAGCAAGCATGGGTACTTCCATTTCGAGAGCCATC